CCATGTACAAAGTGTTGATACACCAACACCTAAAGACGCTGCAATTTCTGTCAATGTAGTATTATCATTTCGATTAAGCGCCTTTTCTACTGCTTGTATTTTAAATGATGTTGAATAACTTCTCTTCATTATTATTACCTCTAATTAAATTTAGAGGCGACAACTATCCTGACACAGGGGGCAGTGCATAGTTCACACCCTCGACCCCGACCGGTGCATTTAGGACAACGAGTTGCATTTTTCGCTATCTCCTGTGCATATTTATCTAATTTATCTTTCTCACTCTGAAGAATATAATTTAACTGTTCAATTCTGTAACTATCTTCATACAATTCATCTAACTGATTTTGGATCTTAAGTTGCTCTTGCTTACTTCGCGTTGCTTCTGTTCCAAATCGTTTATATAACGATTTTATTTTTTTGTGTTGGGTAACTAAAGGTTTATTTAAAAGAATTTTCATAATAATGATGGCAACTACATCATCGTGAATAAAGCCTGCAGACTGGCATTGAATTTTTATCAGATTAAGTAATTTTTATTTACTGCAAGCATCATTATTGAGGTACATAGATTTGATTATTAACATACCCAGATCATGCTCGGTATTTGTTAAATCAAGCGTAGCAAAAAGCTCTTCTCGAGCTAAAGTATCATGATAATAACTGCCATGGCCAAAACTATTAATACCTGATGATTTCGCTTCGTAGCATTTAATATATAGCTCAACTGCTTTATTCATATCCAACCTTTTTACTTAATTTTATATTTCAGGTGCCTTGAGGCTAACAATCCCATTTTCTGCAACTATGATCTTGGTAAAACTGTCACAAAACCATGCAAAGAGCTTATCAATTTGATTAACATTTATAACTAAAGGCGCTATAGATGAGAATTTAGCCAGATCTTCATGCTCTTTACCAATATTTATAATAAAGACAATTAATTGCTTATCTAAACTATAGCGATGTAATTTTTTGCTGTTTCTTCACCATAATCATCGCCCAAACCATCTGTAACTAATATCAGCCAGGGACGTTTTACTTTTATATCGTTATTTTTTAGCTTGTGCTCGCGAGTGAGTAGCATATTAAACGCAACTTCCAACCCTTGCACCATTGCTAAATCTTTACCATAGGCTCCCAATAAAGGGATGGAATGAATATCTTGAACTGGTTTGAGGGAAGTAACCACTCGGCAATAATCCGCAGTCTGAATTAATGCCAATTCAAGGTTTTGTTTTGTTTCAATGTGTTCTTTAAGATTTAAAATGAACGTTTCAATGGCATCGTTAATTGCTTTTATTGATTGCCCTTGTGCTTCTTTATTTACTGCCACTACAATAGCGACAGGCAATATTCTATCCTGCGATAAGCGTTGTTTGGCTTGCGCTTGAGAATTTAATTCATTCACTATTTCGAAGCCCTGTAAAATAGATTTATTCACGGAAACGTCCTGTTAAATAAGTAAGTTGTTGATGATTATGTCGTGACTGTAAAATATATAAAGGATGTAATGCTCAAATTAAGTGTCTGAGAAATAATAATTGTGTGAAAGGTGCAATTGTTACTTCAAGCTATGAATGCGGTCATTTTATTACTGATAAGGGGATGGGCGGTATAGGTTAGCCATTATTGCAATATGACCTATACCAGTAATCCAAAAATATTTATAAACTAAGTGATAGCAAGGGCTGTAGCTATTTAAATAACTATTACTCTATTTATTATTATTTATATAAATAGTTGGTAAATAGGGCTGTAGCGCCTGTGGTTAAAGGGTTCGACCTGATTTGGTGCTGGTATAGGTCTGAAATAGACCTATACCAGCTGTAGCCCATGCTATTAAAGGGCTGCAGCATGGGTGGTAGTGCTGTCGATGGTTAGCTGTTTTGATAACCGCGAAATAGTAATGATTAACCCGCTTTAAATATGCATTAACTGTTTACTACTTTGAGTTCTTGAGTGCCTGTTAAGCTCATATTGCCTATCGATGCTTGCTCGATATGATCACTCCACCAACTCATCACTTTTTGTCGTCTTTCAATATATTCACTGCGGTTATATGCTTTTCTCGCTTCATTAGCATCAATATGTGAGAGGCATGATTCTATAACATCACCATCAAACCCTTGTTCATTTAATGTGGTACTCGCTAGCGCACGAAGACCATGCGCAACTAATCGACCTTTAAACCCATTCTGCCTATGGCTACATTGGCTGTTGATTCATTGGCGTGTTTGCGTGGGTTACGATCCGCTGGAAATAAAAATTCACGGTGGCCACTGATAGGTTTGATAAATGCAAGTAATGCGATGGTTTGATCGGTTAATGGAATGCTATGGGCACGATTCATTTTCATGCGTTCGGCGGGAATATTTCAAATTCTTGCTTCAACGTCGATCTCTTCCCATCTTGCGCCGGCAGATTCATTGGGTCTGCATATGGTATGTAACTGCCATTCAATTAAACAACGGGTAATTATTTTAATACTGGCGGTATTAAGGGCTGCCATTAATTCAGGTAACTCATTTGGTTTAAGGGTAGGCATGTGGTTTTTCTTCGGTACCTCAAATGCTTTGTTAATACCAGCAAGCGCGTTGCTACTAACAAGGCCTGTATTTACGGCAAAAACCATCACTTCATTAATCCGTTGGCATAATCGTCTTACTGTTTCTAGGCTACCTTTTGCACTAACAGGGCGGATCACATCAATAACTTTTGGTGCAGTTAATTTGTTTAATGGGATGTTTCCCAGCTTAGGGAATATATGCAGTTCAAGCGATCGCCATGTATCAATCGCATAGTTTTGACTTACTTTGGTCTTCTTTACTTCAAACCATTTTATAGCAGTATTTTGAAAGGTATTACTATTTGCTTCGTCTTCTAACTGCTCTTTTGAATCTTTTTCATGTTTAGGGTTTAAGCCTTTGGCTAGAAGCTCTCTTGCAGATGTTCTTAATTTTCTGGCTTCAGCTAAAGATATTGCCGGATAGAGACCAAAACTCATCGAGGTCATTTTTTTAGTGTAGGGGCACTTGAAGTTTAAGATCCAACTTTTAGTGCCGTTGGACGCTATTTTTATTTGTAAGCCATCACCATCAGAAAGCTTCTTGGCGATTAACTTACCATCTTTCAAAGTGGGCTTTGCTTGTTTAACTTCTGTATTGGTTAGGGGAGTAGTTCTAGCCATTATCTAGTACCGCCTTTTACTTAACTGATGTGGTACTAGATATAGTACTAGTTAAAATGCTGGATGTCAGCAATGCCCCTCGTACCCTACAGACATAAAAAAACCCGCAAAGTGAGTGGTAATCAGCTTTGCGGGTCTTAGTCGGTCCTTAACAGACCTATAGGTGGTGGAGATGGGGGGAGTCGAACCCTGCCACACCCCTTTAAATCAGTCACTTATCAGTACCTATGCAGGCTTGCAACGTCACCAAGTGCCATGTAACGCCATGTGATGCCACTAATGTGGACACAATATGGTCATTTATCCACGTCTGATAGCGGATTTAATCTAATCGCATCTTCTAAATGTGCAGGTGAAAAATGGGCGTATTTCATGGTGTCTGTAATGCTTGCATGACCGAGTATTTGTTGTAACACCAATATATTTCCCCCGTTCATCATAAAGTGACTCGCAAATGTATGCCTTAAAACGTGTGTTGACTGCCCTTTAGGGAGTCGAACCCCCGTCCGATTTACTGCCATTTTGAATGACTTAATACAGTTGCTAAATAGTCGGCCACTGTTTTGTGGTAATTCGTTATACAGCGATTCGCTGATGGGTACGGCTCTGCGTTTGTTACCCTTGGTATGAATAAAGGTAATGCGATAGGGCGATAATTGCGATCCCGTTAATGATTCAGCTTCACCCCAACGGCAACCCGTAGAGATACAAATCTTAGAGATAAGGTAAGCATCAAAGTTACGGCCTTTCTTTAATTCATCAAAAACTAAGGTGATCTCATCTGGTTTCAGAAAGCCCATCTCAGGCTGTTTATATTTTAATGCACGTAGTTCAGAGAGGGGGTTGCCATGTGTCCACTCGCCTAATCGCTTTAGTTCGTTAAAAAGAGCATTTAAGTAAGTCTGGTCATTGTTGGCAGTTTTGATAGAAACATCTTGAATACGCAGTTGTCGATATTTTGAAAAGTCGCTGGCGCTGATATTTTTAGCGATTGGATTACGCATCATTAATGACAGTGCTAATAGTTTGTTTTTACGTTTCTTACCATCGCTGAGTGCTTGGCCGTGCAAACTAAACCACAATTCAATCAGTTCATCTAATCGGCGGTTATCAACTTTCTCAGGTTGCCATGCCTTATCTTCCGATTTGGCTAATGTATATTGTACAAAACGTTTCGCTTCACCTTGAGTATCAAAACGCTTACGAACACGTGCGCCTTTCGTACCAGTAGGGCGAAAATCGACAAGATATGTTCCATTAGATTGTTTTTTTACTGACACTTGGCAAACACTCAAAAAGGGTTAATGGCGCTTTATGGTATCACATGGCACTTAATGACGTTATATAATCAAAGAGTGATTGCCTTTTGTGTTTAGGTTTCCTAAAATGGTCATATAAATATTTAAATATTTACTTATTTATAAAACACTTAAAATTTATTTGCGTTCAAAGGAGAAGGTAATGCAAAAAGTTAAATATACCTTACAAGCTAGCGTTGGTGGAGCAGGTCTTGGTCTTGCTATTTTAGGTGGATTATCATTTCTACCAGCCGTAAGTTTTTCTGAGGGTTTCGTTTTTGCTACAGCTGCAATTACATCACTGGGATTGGCTGTTTACACCCTTATCAAAGCGTAATGCTTTCGTTTCTATTTGATCCCCGAACAACAGAGCAACTGATTAAATTCTATTTTTCGTGGATTATTATCCTGTTTTTACTCCACATGTTATTCGACAAATTCAGTGAACATACCTCTGATCATAATTGGAAAAAGTTAAAAGACAAAATTAGCGAGTTATATACATCTGCATCAGTCGCTAGTTCTTTGTTGCTTGGCCTTATGATTTTACATGGATTTAAGAGTCACCCATTATTTGGAAATGACATCATCCTTATCCCGTTAATTTTAAGTGCACTTACGGGGATTATTGTTGGAATTGATTCCCTCATTCCCAAAGCGAAAAAATAGCCCACAACTTAGTGGGCTTTTTATTACCTTAAAACAATCAACAGGCATACATTATGCGAAAGGTATTCTACGGGCTTATTTTAATTACATCGTTAGTAACGGTAGGGTTGCAGTATGCCTACATACAAAAACTAGAAGGTGATGTTGCTTACCTTAAGGTATTGTATGAAAAGATTGAAAAGGAATTTAATGAGCTTAATTTACTTGGAAAAGATGTTTAATTAATTTGTAGGTAAAAAAGCATGGGTGTCCTGCCTTTTTTGTTGTTTGATAACGTTGAAAAAGAGTTTAATGAGCTTAAACTCCTTGGTAAAGAAACATAAGTCTACTCGTTAGACTTATATCCTTTGATCTGAATTATTCAATCTCAGCTTTCAGAGTATTCAGATATAAGCTATGGATGTCCTGCCTTTTTTACTGCCTTTTTTACTTATAAAGCTTAGATTTTGCGATTATTGCATCATCTAATTGAGCTTCTAATTTCGTTGTATCTAAACCATTACCTTTATGTTCTTCGATTTGTTGCCTTAAAAAAGAAATCGCTCTATCGACTTTATTGTTGACCGTTTTTTCTGCAATTGTTTCTCCATTAAAGTGTAGGAAAATCCAATAGCAAATAGTGACAGTACCACTTGCTATAATGGGAGACATTGCTGATAGAGCTTTTATTGAGTCAGCATCGAGTCCCATGAGGTTATATTGACACAGGCAGACTAAGATTGTTGAAACACCAGCTGCGGCACCTACTAACCCTTTATTATTTTCAGTTTTATTTGCCATCAGGAAATAATTCTCCCGTTGGAAGCAAGAATTGTATCAATCAGCTCTTTATTATTTTCAATATTCACTTTTTTAGTGACGGTTTTTCCTGAGGCTAGCTTAATTTCAAAGGTAATTGTTTTTGGTGGGAAAAATCTAACGACAAAAGCTTCCCCTAGCGCTGTAAATAAACGCCATATAAAAGGGAGTGTTAGAAGTATTCCTAGCAGAAGGAATAAATCTAAATATGCTTTTTCGTCTGTCATTTTATTCCTGAGATTGAGATTGCGTTACATTTCTTGTTACTTGGAGTATATACCTTTTATATGTCGTTTTTGATCCATGAAGCACTTTTTTTACTGTTCTTAATTTTACTGAGTATAAGTCAGATTTTGCGAATTGTAGCTGATTTTCATTAATCTTATTAATGAAAACGTTATCTTGCATTATGATTGGAACGATAGAGTTAGAAGAGTCTTGTAATTCAACTTTCCAGCCTGCATGTCCATCAAAGTTAATATTCGTAAACCGCACGGTTGTTTGGTCTTCAGTATCAAATACTTGATCAACAACATTAGAGCTAAGCGATTTGAAGTATTGAGTTTCATCATTTATAAATTTAAGGACTTCGTTGTCTTGCTCATCTTTAATGATGAATTTTGGATTAGTGGCCCCATCTAACGGCGCACTAATTACTTTATCAAGACTGTCTCGAAAAACTTTATTAACAATAAGGTCAGCGATATGGTGAGGAAGTTCCATCTTTGAATCATCATCTAAGTGAACGGTTGATATTCCACCGTCACCTTTTTCAATAAGCTTTACTTTTCTGGATTTGACTGCTTTTATTGCTCCAAATACCGTCGCGACTCCTGCTGCTACAGGGATAAGCCCTAGCGCAGAAAGTGGGTTGATACCCGTAGCGCTCAAGTAGGTAATAAATTCAACAACAAATGAACCTTCAGAATTGGCTTTAACTTCAACTTTCAAGTCAGCATCTTTGGCATTTATGTATGCATCAGCATCTTTGATCACGTTAGCCATATTACTAATTGCATTACCAAGCGTTAATGCATCAATCGTGTGATCACTTGTTTCATCTGTATCATAAGAAATTTTAAAAATGCGCTTGTTGTCATCTTGTGTTTGAGAAATTAAAGTTGTCATTATTGCCTCTAAAGTTAGTTAATTATTTACCCAAACTGTCAAACATTTCACCTGTAATTAATAGCTTTTGATTATCTAGCCTAAAGTATGACTTAGAGTCTTTTGTATTAATTAATTTTATAGAAACTTCAAGTGTTGCTGTCTTAGTATCTGCGGATAGAGTTGTAAAATATGCCGTTACTGTAGTGGAGTGTTTAGATGATTGGATGTAATAAACACCATCCCAATTACACTCGGTATTAAGCTTTTTATTGTTTTTGCTTTTAGACTTGGTTATCGTATTTGATGTTATAAGCTTATTGTTCAATGATATTGTGCAGTAGTTTTCATCACTTTCACCAAAGTAAATATCAGTCGTTGCTTGCCCGTTCAAGTTGCCATCAGTTACAAGCATTGTTTTTAATTCGCTAGATTGTACAAAAGATGAATACAAGGCAATTACTGGTGCGAAAATTAAGAAAAACTTTTTCATTAGTGGATCCTAAATAAAATTTCTACAGAGACTTCAAGCTAACTTCCCTTTGAAAATCACATTCTCTGGCCTGACCAAACTACTTCGCCGATGATTTGAAAATCTTCGGTTTTTAGTTCGGTGCGGGTGAGTTCCCATACGGGGTAGCTGGCAACATTTAAACCGTGTTTACTATTCATTGTGAGCACCTGTTATCAACAACCCTGTTTTTATTGCCCTGTAATTTAGCTATTCTTTTAGCTCGCTTACATTCCCATTTGCTTACTGGGTACATTTTATCCCACGCGTTCATTAGCTGTTTTTGCTGTTTGCTCATGCTGTACCGGTTATATGTTTCATCCATATAAAGATAAGTTCGAGCGATGCGACCTCTAGCTGAAACAGGAGGCTCTGCCTTTCGGTTGGCTATTTTCATTTCGCATGAGCCAAAGCTACTTTTTCCGCTAGGTAGCATTGTGAAATTGTAATTGCTTCTTAATGCGTTCACTGCGCCAATAGCGGGGTAAAGATTAAACATATCGGCTTGCATATAACGATATTCTTTATTTACCTTTTCAGCACAACGGCGACCCTTAAATGACTTCCCTTTACTATTTACACACTTCGCATCACCCTCACGCCACTCTTTGAATGTTCTACCAAAGTTTTCTGCAGGGACAACATGCTCCCATTCAACTTTTTTGGCGCGTTTAACATATTTAGTAGTAGCAAAACCATCAGGGGGAGAGATCTTCTTTTTAGAGTCAAAAGTTGCGTCACAGTACAGTGTAACTCTGTGATCATGGTAAACCTGTTTTTCTAAATTTTTTTTGGCGCGACTAAATGAATCATTTGTTTGATTCGACGCAAAGGCTAAACAGGTAAAAAAGAGTAGAAAAAAGGAGGTAAATAAATTCTTCATTGTCATATTAAAACAATCTCATCGCAGAAATAACCACACCGACGATGGTGCAGTTTCCGTTGATGGGGGTGATTGGGGTTGGCCAGTTGGGGTTGGCTGCTTGTAAAAACTTCTGACCATCTTCAACAATGAGCTGTTTAAAGGTGGCTTGGTTTTCATCTTCTAAACGAGCGACGATATATTTTCCGTCTGTGGCTTGTACTTCGGGGTCTACAAAAATCAATTCTCCCTCTGTGAATACGGGGTTCATGCTTTTGCCTACCACTTTGAGGATAAAGGTGCTTTTTGAGCATTTGACGGGGCAGGGGTAATAATCGGCTTCATGTATTGATGTTAGTGAAATATCTGACCAGTCGCCTGCTTGTACCCATGAAATTAACGGGAACGCACCTTGTGGTTTGAGGTAAACGGGTTCGACATTGTTATCCCATGCAACAGGCAAGGGTGAGCCTTGACCGTGTAAAAGCCAATCTGGATCACAATCTAGTGTTTTAGCTAATGCAATTAAACTCTCGCCTCTTGGGCGATTAACCGATTGCTCCCATTGGCTTATAGACACTCTAGATACTCCCGAAGCCTTTCCTAATTGGGCTTGGGTGAATCTGTTTTCTTTCCTGAGTTTTAAAATTCTATCGCCTAGCGTTTCCATGTCAGCAATCTTACATTGAATTAGTGAAAGCTACCTTACTTTTTTCATGTAAGTATATTGACAATGTAAGAGTTGAATTGTAATCTTACATTTAAGTAATGTTACTTACGTTTTGGTAAAGGCTATGAAAAAACAAGATGCAATTAAATATTTTGGTGGTGTGGGCAAAGTTGCCTCTGAGTTGGGTATTGCTCACAACGCTGTTTCCCAATGGGGCGAAGAAGTGCCAATCCGTCGCGCGTTTGAATTAGAGCGCATCACTAACGGTGCGTTAAAAGCGGACTTCACCGCACCTGTGCCTAAAAAACTTTCCGCTACGGCTAAGGGGTAGTTATGCACATGACCTTATCACTCGACGTTCCCATGCTCAGCATTGCTGAATATGCAAAACGCACGGGCATTAGCGTTGATTCGGTAAAAAAGCAGTGTGTCAAAGGGCAGTTGCCTTTTATTCAAACCGAACTCCGTGGCACACGTTATATCAACATGGTGCAACTCACACAGCGCTGTGCAGAAGCCAATGCTGATAAGGCTTGGAATTAACCATAAATAGCAACCCATTTTACAGTCGGTGTCAGCCAATGATGTAAAACAGGAAAACTATTACTTATCTTTTCAACATGTTGAGTATGACCAATGGAATGTCTTAATGAAACGGGCGGTTTTCGTGAGAACGCCCAACAAAAATACGATGACGCATGCAATGCGTTTTCAGCTTCACAAAATCTCGCACAAGTGGAACGTTTCACTGGTGTTAAAAAACTGAAAGACAAGTTAAACCCTAGCCAGAGCCACAAGCTTTCCGCCTTTGAATTGAAACTTATCACTAAAGCATCGGGTGACTACACGATAATTCATAGCATGTTGTTATCGCTCGATATGGTCGCGGTCAATGTTAACCGTGATGGCGATAAAATGACGTTAGTTCATCGCGCCTTAACCCACAGTAAAAACGCAGGCGACCTTGCCTCGCTCACCTTAGAAAACGGCGGTGAAATTCGTTTACCTCGCCGTAAAGCAAGGCAACTTTTAGACACAGTGAACGCAGGTATTGCCAACCTTGTTTTATTAGCCAACGACCTCGAAAACCGCACCAGTGGGGTGACTCCGTTCTTATCAATGGGCGTTGATTTTGTTGTTCAGAATGGTGGAGCGGGATTGATGTGATGAATAGTGAAAAATTCAAAGTTGATTATGCAATAAACCTTTACCGAAAATTACGCTGGTCTGGCTTAAATATAAATGATGCTTACACAGAGATTCGTCGTCACTTTAACTAATTAGGAAACATTAATAATGACAATGAAAAAAATAGATAGAAAAAAGCTTATGTGAAAATTATTAACTTAATGATAGCTGGAGATAACAAAGGCGCATTTGATGCAATGAGAAATTTATGCGGTGAAGACTCTGGTTTATTTGTTTTGAGTAGTTACGAAGAGGTAAGAAAAGCATTTGAAGAGAATAAAGAGAAGTGAAAACAGTGTGATAACCAGAGCTCGAACTCTGATTATCACGTACATAAATTAATAAGGAATCAATTATGTCCAAAGAGTATAGCACTGCTTTAAAACTAGGAGCAACCGCTCCGTTTGCATTAATTATGAAATTAACCAACAAGGAGCGTGGCGCGTTTGTCGATGCGGTATCCCCTACCTTGTTACCTGCACTTAAACGTGCGCTATTAAAAGGAGCTTAATAATGAATAAAACAGCCCAAAAAATGAAGTGCAACCGCCATCTATTACTCGTTGACCACGCTTTGCTCAGTGACAGTAGTGTTTTGCATCACGCCTTTAAACGTGATGAGGGTGCTCACTCTGTTTGTTCGATGGTGAGCGCGATAATGACATTAGCAATGTTAAGCAGTGATGTGTTGCATATCGAAGTTGCTTATTCCCCCCATTGTGCTGATTTAGACGTGAAAGTATTTAATGTCGACACTAATTATTTCGGCATTTATAAACCCCTTTTTCGCCGTTGCGTGCATTTAGACCAATCAACCAGTCTTGAATATTTAAAAGCGCTTGAAGATGAGCTGATTGAATTAGTTGGTAATGCCAAAGATAAATTAGTGGGGGCGGTATGAGTTATCACGCGGTCACCGCTGATGTGGCAAGCAGAAAGATTGCTGACATCCATGCCATCTTCGCTGAATGTAATGAAACCGTGGAAGGACGTTATCAACAGGAGTGGTCATCACTGCGCACGGTCGAACGTGAGGCATTTTGTAAAGTAGCTGGATTGAAAGTTCGCCATGTGAATATGTCATTACGTGAGATGGATATTAAAGAGCGTGAGCAATTGCTTATTGCCATCAAAAGCATGAGCCGTGTTTCTGCACTTTTTGCTGATGCCGATGTTGGACGCATTAAGGGGTTTAATTGATGAGTTCAACTAACGGAAAAACTATCCCTAAAGAGCTTTATCCAACCCCTGCTGTTGTGGTGGATGCGTTGATGAAGGTGATCACGTTTAGAGAGGGCGATAAATTTTTAGAACCTTGTTACGGAACGGGTGCAATCTTTAATAAAGTACCTTTGCCACGCATGACAAAAAGCCTTGCTGAATTGGCGTTTGGTATCGATTACTTAACGACTGAGTTTGAGCAGAAAGATGTGATCATCACTAATCCGCCTTTTTCACTCACTGAGCAGTTCCTTGAAAAAAGCCTTTCTGAATTAGCCCCTGATGGCACGTTAATTTACCTTCAACGCCTTAACTATTTAGGCTCTAAAAAGCGTGTGCCATTTTGGGCGCGCATTGGCTTTCCACATAAAACCCCTGTCATTGTTCCACGTCCTCGCTTTGTAGGTGGTGGCTCAGATAGCTGTGAATATGCGTGGTTTATTTGGGACTTTGGTAGTCGTGTTGCGCTACCACAAGGGTTGAGTCATTTGATTAGTGAGGGCAAATAATATGCAAAAGAATATTCATGAATTCACCCAAGTTATAAAAATTAAAGATAGATATTTTTGTAGATTTGGTAAGAAAAGTCGCGTCATGACCGCTCACAGCTTAACGGGTGCTACTACTTATCAAGAACACGAAGTGGTGGCTGTGTTTAAAAAACTGGTCGATTTGGGTAAGAAGCCTGTCGTTGTAACAATTGGTGAGGTTGATGATTCTTATCAATTTTATGGAAATGTTGAAGGGCTACATATTTTACTGTTGGAAAGTGACCTGAAGTTGATAGACAGTTTTTTATCTCAGGGTTTAACGCTTACAGATTGGCGTGAACATACCAAAGATTATTTAAAATATACTAAAGAAGTTGTATCACCGGCTGAAGAACAATCCGTGAACCCTTATCAGCACCAAGGGCTTATTCGTTCTGAAGTGTTTAAATTTCCGACCGATTTTAGCGTGATATTCAAGCTTCAACGACCGAATTGTTGGTGGGATGAGATCCCGTTTTGATGACTATGCAAATGGAACATGAAATCAAACGCACTCAAGCGGTTGATAGTAAATATCGTGAGCAACGAGATTACTTAAATGATCTGAATGATAAATTTAAGTATTACCGCGCAGAGCCCCAAAAGGCATTGCTGAATGAACAAGCTAACCAGCAATGGTTTATTGACAAAAAATGGGCTGTGACTGAATTAGTTGAAACGATGCCACGTGAATTGGCAACCTCAGTTTTTAAGCAGTATGTAAAGAAGTGGGAAAAATATGTACTTGCCAATGGCAGTGCGCGTAGTGCAAACATTTGGTTGCGTAAGCGTGTTGAGAAAACCCGTGTTGCCGTGAGCCGTTTTCCTGTACCGATTGATAACCTCTATTTTGAGTCTGGTCGAAAGGCGCAGGCTAATATTTGGTGTGATAAGTGCGTTCAGATTGTGACTGAGTGTGCTGAAAAGTCGATGAGCATTGCAGAAACAAAAGAGTTTGTGGTTGAAATTGCAAAGCAATGGGGCTTTGCTGTTAAAAAGTCTACTGAGCAGATTGAACGTCAATCACATGAGTGTGATGATGAATTTGAGCTACGTAAGGCAGATGAACTCGCATGGTTTGAGATGTTACGTTTACTAGATGAACAATGGTGGTTACGTAAGATAGATGTTGCGTTCCGACAGTATTATGAACATTGCCAGATTATCAATGGTCGTGTTCATCAAGGTTCTTCTCGCTATTTAAGCTGCCATGGTTTAACTGATTTCCGTGCGCGTAAAACTGCGTGTGAAATTGCGTTAAGCCAGATGCTGGTTGTGAACTCAGAAACGGGCGAAGAGATGGAGATGAGTGATGTTGTTAAAGCATCAATCGCTAATCCTGAGTTAAGACGTAATGAGTTAATGCTTCGCTTGCGTGGCTTTGAAAATATTGCTGATGAAAACGGTTTGATTGCTGGCTTTTATACGTTAACCGCTCCCTCTAAATTTCATGCTTACAACAAACGAAAAAATGGTAAAGGTGCGTATCTAAATAAAAATTATAAAGGTGCAAGCCCACGAACAACACAAACTTACTTGTGCGGTGTGTGGGCTAAGGCACGTGCAAAACTGAAACGATTAGATATTGAGATAATCGGCTTTCGTGTTTGCGAACCTCACCATGATGGAACCCCTCACTGGCATGCGCTATTTTTCTTTCATCCCGAAGATGAGCAGATTATCCGTTTTGTGCTTGCTGATTACTTTACCCAAGAAGACCGTTCTGAGTTAAATGTCAGTGATGATGAGTTTCAATTGTGGGGCAAGATAATTGGCGGTGATGATTCACAGGTTGATCTCTTTGATATCGAGAAAATCAGGGAGAGTGAAAACTTAATTAAAAATGTTGCTGAACGTATTAAAGCTCGTTTCCTCTATGAAAAAATTGATAAAGATAAGGGTTCTGCAACGGGCTACCTTGCCAAGTATATCGCTAAAAACATTGATGGCTTTAAGGTCGATGATGAAGAGGGGAAGCCTGCTAATAAATCCGCAGAGCTTGCTTGTGGTTGGTCGAGTACCTGGCGAATTAGGCAGTTTCAGCAGATAGGCGGTCCACCTGTTTCTGTTTGGCGTGAACTGCGCAGACTTGAGCAAGATAAAGAGGTGGCAGAAGCAAAGGCGAAAGCGAAAAAAGAGGGCGTGAAGTACGAACCTAAAATACGTTCGCTTATAGATATTCAATCTGAACATGATCCCGTTGAGATAGCACGTATTGCTGCCGATTTAGGCAATTGGTCAATGTATATCGAAGCAATGGGAGGGCTGTTTTGTAAGCGCGCAGGCTTCCCTGTGGGTGTTGTTTATAAGCAGGTTGAAAACGCTTATGGCGAATCAGTTAAGAAATTAAAGGCGGTGGGGTGTTCGTTTATCACCATGATTTCGAGAAGTGACGGCTGGTCGATAGTTAAGAAAAATGCAACGAAGGAGGGGTTTGACCCTAAAGCAAGCGCCAGCGCAGCACTTGGAGTTCTGTCACTAACTGTACGCGAACAGCAAATTATTAAGCAAGGTCGTCAATTAGGGGTATCAATTGATGGCCCTACCGCACGTATTTTAGATGCGGGTGGTAGCATTACCTTAAAAACTAGAGTGGTTAAAGGTGAAAAACGAGTTGAAAAGATGAAAATGGTGAAAACCTACCTTGATGTAGGTGGTGATCAGCTACAAATATGGGAAGAATCCGTTGATATTGATTCATTGCACCTTGAGTACATGATTAATGGTCAGCCAGATAAGAAAGGACGTGTTAATGATCTTCAAAAATTACGTGAGGCACTACGAGAGCGTAAGGGCAATATGCAGATTTTGTACCTTGATACTGGATGGCGTACAACCGTGATGGTAAAAAATAGTGTTGGAGCTGAAAGTGAGTTAACCACTGTGCAACGCTTAGAGGCTGTTCAGGCTTGGGCTGATGAAAATAAAGTTAGATTGATAAAAGCGAAACAGGGAGGGGTGTTTTGACAAATGATGATTTTAGTGAACATGTTAAAGGGTTAGATACTAACTCAGAAAAATATGATCAAGCAGAAAGAGAGTGGGTACAACGATTAAAGCGCACAGGTGTTACTCATGTTTCAAGTAAACCTTTTGGTGATCCTGAATTTCTTAAAAAGCATCGTGAGGATAATAAGTGGCGTGTTGAAGCTAAGTCTGCTCACAACACCTACGCCAACCGTAAAGGTTAATTGACAATGCGCCTAATTCGGGTTTATCCTAACAACGCACTTGCAAAATCAAGTGCCGGGATTAGTACACCGATAATTAACAGGCGCATAGTCGCCAGCGATAAATATTTTGAATGAAAACATCTTCAAAAATTTTAGTTGGTTTTTTTATGCGTGATGCACAGCTATACCTCCCTTTCGAGCGATTGACGAAAAGTGTCAATCCTCTATCGGGTAAATATTTTGAGCTTAAACTCAAAAATTTTTTATGGTGGGCTGGGCGAGGCGACTTCGGTCGGCCGTTCCTGTTACGGTAGTACTAACCTTGTTCAGTTCACCACCAGTTGCTTAGTACCGACTTGTGGTGATTATAAAAATCATTAACAGGAGGTCAATCATGACCAATCAATTATCGTTTCATAGCAAAACACTTACCCCAATTATTAAAGATGGCCAAACATGGCTAACCGCAAAGGACTTATCCTTAGCATTAGGTTACGCAACATCCGATGCAGTAACTAAAGTATTTAACCGTAATCAAGACGAATTTACAGCGGGTATGACCGAGACGCCCAATTTGGGCGTCTCGAGTAATTTGCGTTTGAATACTCGCATTTTTTCATTACGTGGTTGTCATCTTATCGCCATGTTCTCTCGAACAAAAGAAGCCAAAGCATTCCGCCATTGGGTATTGAACATCTTAGATAAAGAGATCCAACAACCCACACCTGAAAAGTTAGAAAATGAGTGTGTCAGTAAACACGGTTTTACCCGCGTACTGATGACATTCAAAAATGGCATGCTCACCGAAAGCACTCCCGTTCCTTTCACATCAGGCATCGTTTCATTTGAATCACCCGAAATACTCCAAGAAATGATCCGCGACACCATGCCTGGTTATGCGTTGGTTAACAAAGAAGAGCTAATTAAAGCGTTTGGTTTGTAATAGGGTGTAATAGTTATTAATTTCAAATTAACTAGACTCAATATTTATGATTATTAGACAGGATGATTCTGTCTAATAAGCTGTTAGATCACAAGGAGAGTTAAATGAAGCTTCATGAATTGGATATTGAAGGCTTTAGAAGAATTAAAAAAGCAAAAATTATCATGGGCGACGCGACATTTTTAATCGGTGCAAATAATGCTGGAAAAAGTTCTGCATTAAAGGCGATTGATTATCTTTTGTCAGATAAAAAACAACTTGACCAAAGAGATTTTTATTCTGAGATAGATGAGGAAACAGGAGAAACTAAAGTTGTGAATACCAAAGTGGTATTTGAGGCTGAATTTCGTAACCTACCTTTAAATTCGGAAGATTGGAGAGGCTTTAAAGGACGAATATTTCAATATGCTGAGCCTATTGAAGGAGATACTGGTCTAGCGATTTATTATCGGAAAACATTTGAAATAGGTAAAGATGTAATTGTTGAATTAAAAAGCCTGAAGCGCGAATTGAAAGATGAATTTAAAACTTGTAAAAATCCACAACAATTCATTGATGCTGGTTTAGATTCTGATCTCGTAGCGGAAATATTTTCCGGTTTAGATAAAAATATTTCTGCAAAAGACAAGATAAAACTTGAGGCGCTGGATGTCTGGAATATCCTTGCTGATGAAGAGTGGTTTGTAAATCCAGGTGGTATCCCTGGCAATGTACTCAGTAAACTACCTAGGTTTCTTTTGATACCTGCAGAATCGTCTTCTTATGAGATTAACGATATTAAAAATGGTGTTTTAGGTAAAACACTAAATGAACTGTTTGAAGATGTTAGATCTTCGTCCGTTCATTATAAAGAAGCTCAAATCCATTTGGATAAACTCGCGAAAGAACTTGATCCCAGCGATAAAGACTCTGAATTCGGAAAAATGATGAGTTCTTTAAATTCAGTATTGTCGAGTGTATTTCCTGACTCAAAAATACACGCTACAGCTGATTTAAGCGATCCCAATAAAGTACTTAAACCTTCATTTCAGATAGAAATGTCAAGTAACATAAGGACAACTGTTGAGTATCAAGGAACAGGAATGATTCGAGCAGCTGTTTTTGGACTGTTAAGATTTCGACAACAATGGCTAAACAAAAAGTCTGATAATGAGCAAAGAAGCTTAATTATTGGTTTTGAAGAACCGGAAATATATCTTCATCCAAGTGCTGCAAATCAATTGAGAGACACGATCTATGACCTGTCCGCTGATAATTCTCAAATTATAGCAACGACGCATTCTCCATATTTAATAGATATTTCACGTAAGCCTAAACAAGTGTTAAATCGGTTTCATTTTGATAACAAACATACAACAGTTTATCCGTTTTCAGTTTCGGAGGAATATAAAAAATTAGAAGGAGATGATAAGCAGCATGTAAAAATGTTGTTGAAATTAGATGATTATGTTTCAAGAGTGTTTTTTACTAAAAAGGTAATTATCGTTGAAGGTGATACTGAAGATATTGTTTTGCGTGAAGCTATTAGTCGCTTGCCTGAGGATATTAAGCGTAAAATTATGTCTAACTGTGAAGTAATTAAAGCTAGAGGTAAGGCATCTATTATTGGGTTAGTTAAATACTTGAACGCTTTAAATGTTAACTGTTTCGTCATACATGATCGTGACCAAGGTTGTGCCAATGCCGTAAAGTATAACCAACCTATTGTAGATGCAGTAGGCGACCCTGACAAAGTTATTATGCTCGAAGAATGTATGGAGGACATTTTGGGATATACGGCTCCATCTTCAGAAAAGCCATTTAAAGCATTTAAAAACACGCAAACGTGGGGGGAAACTTGGGATGATGTGCCAGAAAAATTAAGAACAGTACTTACTAAAGCCTTTTCTGAGTATATAAACTAGTTGTTATCTAACAAGAAAGGTAGGAAATCCAAAAAATAAACAGCCCACAAAACGTGGGCTTTTTTAATGGGGTTAAATAATCACAACAACGAAAGCTGAGACTTCAACGCTTCCTGCTGATTAGGTGCTAATGTTTTTAATAACTCAAAGGCCAACTGCGTTGATGTTTTAGCGGATGGACTAAGCGAATGACTGAAGCCAAGGCCATCTGTCAGGCTTACAGTTTGCTCGTATAAACCTTGAAACAACGATAGAAAGACATGGTGTGCAACGTGTTTCAACGATTGATGTTGAAGCTATTCCTTATAAGAAAAATATACAATAAGAATTTAACTACTGTTTTTATATACAGCTTGTGGCGTGAAATATATACTGGTTATGTTTTTGATGCCTTGAGTACCTGAGACCCATTTTTATGGAGAGGAAGCAACAAAAATACAAGCAAGCTACACCTGTAGCTTGCTTATTCCTGTATTCAAGGCTCTTTTAAAGGAGCTAAAATGCACGAACATATTATGAAAAATGGGCAATTAAGATTGGTTAATGCAGATTGTCTACAATATTTAAAAACACTTCCAGATAACCACGTAGATTTAATTTTAACAGACCCTCCATATTTTCAAGTTAAAGCTAATGCATGGGATAACCAGTGGCCAGATGTAGAAACATTTTTAGCATGGCTTGATGAAGTTCTTGTTGAATTTTGGCGCGTATTAAAGCCGTCGGGTAGCTTATATCTTTTTTGCGGTTCAAAATTATCAGCCGAAACAGAGATATTAATTAAAAGTCGTTTTAATGTGTTAAATCATATCGTCTGGGCTAAACCTTCAGGTATTTGGAAAAGAACGCATAAGCCATCGTTACGTTCATTTTTTCCCGCAACAGAAAGAATTATCTTTGCCGAACACTATGGTGCAGAAGGATTTGCAAAAGGAGCCTGTGGGTATGCAACAAAATGTAGCCAATTAAAAAAAGAGGTCTTTAAGCCACTGATTGATTACTTTAAAAATGCGCGCGAAGCACTGAATATATCAGCCAAAGACATTAACCAAGCGACAAACACCCAAATGTGTTCACATTGGTTTTCATCAAGCCAGTGGAAACTTCCCACAGAAAAACAATACAAACAGCTACAAAAATTGTTCTCGTTACGTAGTGATGAATTATCTCGAAGCCATGGAAGCCTTGTAAAAGAACGCTCTGAGCTACTTAATAAATATGAGCATTTGCTATTGGAGTACCAGGACTTAAAAAAACAATACGATGATTTAAGAAGGCCTTTTGGTGTAACAAGTGAAGTGCCTTATACGGATGTATGGTTATATCCTCCCGTCCAATATTACCCTGGCAAACACCCCTGTGAAAAACCTGCTGATTTACTTGATCATGTTATTTTAACAAGTAGTAAAGAAGGACAGTTGGTACTTGATGCTTTTATGGGATCAGGTTCTACAGGTAAGGCGTGTTTAAAATTAAATAGAAATTTCATCGGTATCGAGATGGAAGAACCTACGTTTAACAAAACGCTAATTGATTTAGAAAAATAAAAATGTAACAAAAGCCTACAAAATGTGGGCTTTTTCATTCCCTAAATTCCCCATCAAAACTAGAAGATATCCACCTCTGAACTGGTTATAATAACAACTGTTAATTTAATCAGTTCCGTTTCTCTTTTATTACCCGTTTCGGCACTGAAATTGATTTTATATCCCACCGTTAAATAACTGCTTTGATTCAATTTACTTTGAATTCGTTATTATTAATTTATGGAAAAGGAGGCTTTATGTTAATTCGTTGTCCGAGCTGTTTGTGTAAATCGAGAATCGCTGCATCTGAGCAATTATCCAATGAAACACGGCGCACTTATAATCAATGTTTGAACTTTAATTGTGGTGTTACGTTTACGCAATTAACCTCTTTAGAGAAGATCATAAGATCACCCTCGCAAGGATCACACCCGCCCGATAGTACGAAACAACCCGAATTATGCCTAAACCCTAATCAAATGGATCTTTTAGTGGGTGAGCCCATGCCCTGTATAGGTTAAGCGATAGTCATCTATACACAGTTTCGGCTTCGCTAATTTCCGAAAATGATTGATGGTGATTTCAGAGCACCGGGGGAGGGGTGCTGTTTTTATTGGATTTGAATGGTTGTGCAGTTATATGAATAGTGAGGCTTTTAATGTGGGAACGTAAGACGAAAAAAGCAAAGTGGAATGGCAAAGTGTTGCATATCCAAAGCACTACGCTTGATGGCGGTAAGCGTCTGTATGTTGCTGAAATGCCTTATCGAGATGATCCACATATTAAAGTGATGGGGGCTAAGTCTCGTAGCATTACTATTGAAGCGGTGTTTGTTGGAATTAACTCATTGGTTGATGCCAATGCGTTGATTGCTGAGTTGGAAAGCAAACCTGAAGGCAAGCTTGAGCATCCCTATTTGGGTGAACTGTCTTTAGTTTTTGATAGCTCATCGCAGAAGTTCACCACCAAGAAAGGGTTGGTTACTTTATCGTTGAAGTTTCTGCGCCAAGGTGCGCCTGTTGTACTGGCTCGACTCGATGAAAAAACGCCACCAGAATTGGTTAAGCGTGTGCTTGATGAAATAGATAAAGATCTCGAAAAGAAGATAACACAAGCCTCACCCGAACAGATTGATAGCATGAAGTTTGATTTTACGACTGTGCTGAATGCACTGCGTAACATCGCTAACCGCGCTACCTTATCGAGCTTTAAACTGGCGCGTTTACACAGAGAGATTGAAGATGCGTTCACTGCCATTGAGATGATAAGCAATGCACCCTCTGCTTATTCAGCCCATTTTTCAGCGATCATTAATAGCTTAAAAGGTGATTCTAATAGTGAGTCATCTATCAATAAATTGGTATCAACAATTAATCCTATTGCTGAATTCCCTCACTGTAATATTCACATCACTTTTGCCGTGGTGTTGCTAAGCAATGAGATGGCAACACTCAGCCATGTTGAGATTGTTGATGCGCAAACACTTTCTACGCAGTCACTAAGCAAGATGCAAAGCAATATCAACATCATTCAAATGCAGTTAAGCGCGCGTGTAAATGATGTCACAAAGTCTGCTACTTTTGAAAGTTTGGCGTTAGTTGATGCAGTAGAAGCTTTACATGCAAACGTTAACAAACAAGCCAATAAACTCACGCAATATCAGCAAACATTAAAAACGGTTGAGGTGGTCAGTGCGCGCCCACTGCTATGTATTGCTCAAAGTGAAGAGTGTGGTTTCAAAGCACTAACACGGTTAAACAGTATTAAGCACCCGTTGTTTGTTGTGGGTGAACTGCAGGTGGGCAATGTCTGAATTAACCCTGTTTATTAATGGTCAACAGATCCCTTTTAGCAAAGCTGATATTGCCTTTAGCACTGAGCAATTAGCACATAGCTTTTCTGCAACGGTTCCTGATCTTAATATTGATAGCCCACTGCCTGTGCAATTTAAGTTAGATGGAAAATTAATTTTTAATGGTCAGATTGATAGTGCCGGTGATGATGTGAATAGCAGTAGCGAGCAAACTGTTATTACAGGGCGTTCGCTTTCTGCCAACCTGATTGATAGCCGTATTAAATTAGATGCGATTTATAACCAACGCTTTGATCAACTGTTAAAACTCGTTGTGTCTGACTTCGGTTTGACTGTTCGCAGTGATACCGACGCATTACCAGAGATTCCCGAATTTCAAATAAATGCAGAATCCCCCCTGGCGAATCTTGCACAAATTGCCAAACAGCAAAACTTAATGATGATTGAAGACAACGGTGAAATTGTGATTCAACAGCCTGGGCAACATCATGAGCAGGGGATCATCTTAGAGGTGGGGAAAAACTGTGAAAGCTTGAGCATTAAACGCAATTTTGCTCAGCAGTTTTATCGCTATGAAATTCAAGGCGCTTGGGGTGAGGAGTCTTTTGCGGTAGTTAATGATGAGTCTGTGAACAAGTGCCGAATCAAAGTGATCATTGCCGATAAATTGCAATATACCGAGGCGTGCAAAACCCGAGCGTTATATGAAAAAAACCTAGCGATTGCCAAGGGGTTACATGCCAGCGTTAAAGTAGCAGGGCTTCATGCACTGTTAACGGGTCAAAGCCTGAATAAAACACTACGTGTTAAACATTACAGAAAAAAGTTTGATGAAACATTACTGATAAAAACAATCACACTCTCTGTGGATGATAAAAGTGAAAGCACTCGTGTTGAATTTTTTCGTCCTTTTGGAGTGCAATGATGTCTGAAGTTTTGATGAATCGCATTAAAAATATCTTTGGTACTGGCCTCGCAACCCGAGTAGAAACAGGCATTGTGCAGTTAAAACTTGCCACTGGCATTCTTAACGATCGCATCAAACGGGTGCATAACTACGGTTTTATGAGCAGGCCATTGCCTGGTGCAAAAGGTTATACGCTGTTTATCGGTGGTGATACATCACGTGGTATTGCTGTTTGTATTGAAGATGAACGTCATCAAATGGAACTTGCGCCTGGCGATGTTGCCATGCTCGATGACAAAGGCAATCTCATTCACTTTCACAGCGGTGGTATCAAGGTTATCACTAAGCAAACCTTTGATTTAACAGCCAGTAAAGATGTCAATATCAGTTGTAAAAATGCCACCATTGACGCCACTAAAACCACGATTAATAGCGAAACGGAAATCAACGGCAACACCACCATTAATGGCAATGCCAACATTACTGGCATTTGCGCGGTGGGTGGATTGGCTGCAATTGGTGGTGGGGCTGTTCCTGCAACGGGTGGCATGACCATGACGGGCGGTGATATTACCGCTGATGGTATTAGCTTTAAGTATCACTTCCACATTGAAACGGGTGAACAAACAGGATGGGCGCAATGAGTCATTTTCAATTAAGTGCATTAACAGAGCCTGTGAGTAGTGAAAATGGGCTAAAACATGCGGTATTACAAAGCCTGCTCAACTGGGAAAAAGCACAAAATAATGATCCGTTAGATGAGGACCAGGACAAACAAGGTTGGTGGGCAAGTGAGTTTGTACAAGCAGTGGGTTGCCGAGATTGGACACTAGCAAGAGCCAAGCAAACACCCGACACCCTAAACCGTGCCAAGCGTTATACCGAGCAAGCCTTGCAGTGGTTGATAGATGAGAAAGTGGCAACACAGATTGATGTTAATGTCAGTTTTAAGGGTGATCGTTTAAACCGAGTAATCGAGTTTACCCTTGTAGATAATAAAAAATATCAGGTGACAGTATGAGTAAAACGCCCAGTTTAGAAAGTTTAATATATCGAGCAAAAACAACATTAAAAAACAACACTGGGGTAGATAATCCTGCGATTAATGCCTTAGCTTGTGCGGTGGGAGGTGTTGCTTTTGGTCAGTATGCTTATGCCGATTATCTGTTTAAACAGATGCACCCTGAGACCTGTAATGAAGAGTGGTTATACCTGCATGCACAACGACTGAAAGTTGATCGCATCTCACAGTTTTTTGCGACAGGGACAATCAACTTTTTACAAACTAGTGGTGTTGTATCTATTCCGACTGACACTATAGTGAGAACTTCAGATAATAAAGAGTATAAAGTTACCACCGCTATCAACTCAGATATCTCTGTTCCTGTTAAAGCACTATTACCTAATGTGGAGGGTAATTTACCTTCAGGTGAAATACTCTATTTAGTGACAGCGGTAACTGGTTTACACCCTGAAAGTATCAGCAGTAATGAAATTAATGGTGGGGCTGATATAGAGAATGTGGAGCATTGGCGCGATCGAGTTGTTCAGGCATTTAATGAAAAACAGATCGTTGGTCGCTTAGTTGATTATGAGTTTTGGGCGAAATCTGCACATGCTAATGTTGATTATGCATGGGGCTTAGATAACACCCCATTATTGGGGCAAGTCACGGTGTATATTGGTCAACGAGAAAGTGATCCCCTAGTAGATGAACAAATCAGGGTCATTGTTCAAAATTATATTGATGCTAATCGTTTAGCAGGGTGTCATGTTTTTGCAACGTTGCCGACATTGAAGCCTGTTGCTATCGTTATTTCAGGCATTTCTGATCTTACCGTTCGCAAAAATATTGATATTGCGTTACAGCAATTTTTTAATAATCGACTAGATAATCGAAGCCCGATGATGGCCAATGAAATCTCAACCATTATTAGTGCAATCACCACTAACTTTACATTCAACTTTCCGAATAATACAACCACCTTTGCGGATAATGAGCTGTTAACTTTTGGTGGTGTCACATGGTGATAGAGCAACAACTTTACTCAAAAGATAACTTTAAACAAGCTATCTCCGCTTTGTTACCTACAGGGCAATATTGGCAGTATCAGCAAGGTGATGCGCTGGATGGAATATTGGAAGGGATGGGGGTTGAATTTAAAACAATTCATGACGAAACCAAGTTAGATTTTTTAGATGTGCCAGATAATAACAATACAGGTTGGAAGTTGTCTGATTACCAAACACTATTAAACACTAGTGAGGTGGTAGGCAATGTTTATGATGATAGCAGTACACCAAATTTAATCTATATCGACTTTAGCGCGGGTTATACGGTGGGTGACTTAATGAAAAAGTTAGATAGTTATCGGTTACCACATACTAATTTTTGTTGTACCTATACCCACCAAAAAACAATATATATAGCAGTGTGTAGGCAATCATTACATATTAATCGAAGAGTATTGAGGGCTGTTTAATGTCATTAATCATTACAGAAATTGGGCTTGAGAAAGCCATGCAAGCAGATGAGCAAGGCGTGAGCTTTAAAATTACTCATGTTGGGGTAGGGCTAAATGGTTATACACCCGATAAAAAAATGAGTGCATTACAAAATGAATTTAAACGCGTTGAAATCGCTGGAGGAACACAAGTAGCCGGTAATCAAATTCATTTAACTGCACTCTTTGATGGTGATGAAGAGATTAATGGCCGTGAACTTGGTTTTTATTTAAAAGACGGCACATTGTTTGCCATTGAGAGCCACCCGACGAATTTGCTTACTTATAAAAGTCCGAGTTCAAAAGTCATTGAAGCATTTGACTTGATTTTAGAGGGAGTCCCACCGAATAGTATTACTGTTGATAGTACCGGTGACTTAAGCCTGTATTACGCAGATACATTTGCGGTGATGGGAACAGCACAAATCAACAATATGCGCAGAACATTAAGCAATTTAGTACAACTTTCAGAATTAAAATTATTGCATTAGGAAAACTGATTATGAGTACAGAGCAAGATATACAAGATTTAGTAAAAGCTACAAATGCACTGACGTTAGTTGCTGAGGGCATAATTGCAAATGGTGGAGGGTACATTAATTTTGAGAAATCAATTTCAAATGATCCTGCATTTTCTAATGTAGTTAATGTGGTTTCACTAGCTTGCGATGTTGATGTTGATATTAGTGGGGTCACATGTAACTTTGCCAGTGGCGTAAACATAACTATGCCAGCGTTAACAGTCGGGACAGATTACGCGATTTATGCTACTGAAACTGAGTTAATAGCCAGCGCAAACTTCACGGTGCCAGATGGCTACACAGCCCAAAACTCGCGCAGAATAGGCGGTTTTCATTACGGAGATAACCGTATTTATCCGCGCTCATTTTGGGATCTGAAATTTAAACCTGAATGTAATGACCCACGCGGAATGGTGCGTACATTTCAAGGTTTTTGGGCTGATATTTATCTGCTTAATACCACGCCTGATTTATTGGGAACGTCAGCCTATAACGCACAAATAGCAGATGGTGCAAGCACTCCAAAAAAACCTGCTGTATTAGGCGGTGATGGAGTTAGTCAGTATGCTAACTTTACTCAGTATACCGCTACAAAAATAGCATATGCATATGGGAAAAGGTTGCCTGCACCCGCTGAGTTTTATGCGTTAGCGCTAGGGGCTGTTGGAGGTCATTCCGCTGGTGTAGATTCAATTAAAACTATTTTTGATGTTGATTCACGTAGTGATATTGATTGTGAGCAAGTGTCTGGCCATTTATATCAATTTGGTTGCTCAATGGCATCGTTTAACTCAGGCACTATAAGTTGGAAAACCCATGATCCAGAAGAAAATGCAAAGACTTACGTTCATGATTTAAAAGGCGTAATGTTTGGTGGGAATTGGAGTGATTACAATGGGGAATCTGGAACATCTGGCGCATCTTGCACGTACTGGATCAGTGTTATCCTACAGTCCCAGGAAAGTATGGGTGCTCGATGTATTTGTAACCATTATCAAGGTGTTTAGGAGAAAGTTATGCGCGGACAAACAAAAATAATCAACACGGTAACCGATAAACAAACAGCGGGTATTTCACAAGCTGATATCATCAAACAAGCAACAATCAACGTGCGTTATGACGATGCAATTTATCCAGATGACTACGACCACATGCAGATAAAAGAGGGTGATGAGGGATACATTGAGCCTATTTATCGCTTTGAAAAAGAAATTGACCAAGGCGTATTAGACCGATTTGAAATCACGTTATAGTTATTCTTAAATAAAAAGGGAGTAATTTCTATCTCTTTTTATTTCCCACTTTTATAACCATTTACTAAAATATCAACCCCTCGCAACATCTAATAAGCTCCGTTATCTTACTCATAGTAAAAGCAATTAACTAAAAAGTGAGATAACGGATGCCACCGCAAGACTCAGTAAAAACACAGCTCGCTATTCAGGCTCTGGAACAAGGGCAACAAGATAGCCGAAAAGTATTAGATAAAGTCTCTGACTCATTAGATGAGCTGATCAATATGCAAAAGTCTCATGAGGTTTTTCATGCAAAAGTAACAGGGAAATTGGACTCCTACAAAGAACGCATCAATAAAATAGAAACCAATCAAACGTGGGTGACCCGTTTAGTCGTGGCTGCCGTTGTTGTTAAAGTCCTTTCAATAGTATGGAGTATGTAATGCCCAAATATTCAACGCGTTCACAAACAAAATTAGCGCAGTGTCACCCATTGCTTCAACAGGTATTTAACCAGGTGATTAAAACAGTTGATAACACCATTATCGAAGGACATCGTCCTAAAGCCAAACAAAACAGCCTGTTTTCCGAGGGGAAGAGCCAGCTTAAATACCCCAAAGGTAAGCATAATTCACTCCCTTCATTGGCAGTGGATGCCGCGCCTTATCCCATTAATTGGAATGACCGAGAGCGTGCCACTTTGTTTGCAGGGTACGTTTTAGGTGTTGCTGCTGAAATGGGTATTAAATTGCGTTGGGGAGGTGACTGGAACATGAACTTTGAAACCAAAGATAACAATTTTGATGATCTCTGGCATTTTGAGTTGGTGTTATGACATGGGCGGAAGCGTTCAACAACTGGCGCATTTTTCCCAGGCTAATTGCATTTTTCATGGCGTATATGTGGTTGCAGTTTAACAGCTACTTTTTCTCTATACCGATGGCAGAGCAAGCGGAATGGGCGCTAGTGCAATATGGTGTTATCACCGCCACCTTTATTGGTTTTGCAAAATTCTACATGGAAACAGGAGGCAAACATGCCAATCACAATACTCCTTAGTTTGTTAACAGGAAAAGCTAAAAAGCCATTCATTATTATATTGCTCATTGGCGCGGTACTCACTGCATTAACCGCTGGTTACTTTTATGTAAAAGCGCAAGGTTATGAAAATGGCTATACCGTTGCAGAGCATAAATATCTACAAGAAAAACAGAAAGCGGTGATCAGTGCGATTAAACAGGTTAATCGCAAAAATCAAACCAATAGCGACATAGCCAAAGCCTACTGGCAAAACGAACTGGCTAAAAAACCCAAGATAGAAACCATAGAAAAAAGGATCATTGAATATGTTGAAGTTAATAATAGTGATGAGTGTTTGCTTAATGATGATGAGTTGTTCATCCTCACCGACCTTATCGATATTGCCAACGGAACTACAACCGCCCAAGCCGACCATCGACCAAGCCCTGTTGCAACCTTGCCAACCAATTAAAGCCCCGACCGCTAAACGTAGAAGTGGTCACCTGTTATGGAAAAAGCAGTTAATCTTAAATTATGGTGCATGTCGAGACAGACATAATGCACTGGTTGAAATTGTAAAAGGGGCTGATTAGCCCCTTTATTTGTATCGATGATAGTTAGATTTATCTATGCTTCAGCTACATTTAAATTTTCATACTCTTTCAGCTTGATCACCTCAAATCCTGCAAAATCATTTAGCTCTAATAAAATTTCACCAATCGGTTTGATCTCATTTTTATAGAACATTTTATCAACCTTGTTCAGGTCACCAACGGGGCTAAACCCTTCACGGACAATGCTCATTAGATCCAGTGGAATACGGTGAGCGGATAAAATATCCCCCGTGGTGACGTTCTTCATCTTGCTGAATTCATCTTTAGCATCTAACTGGCCAACAGGAATTAGCTCAGGTTTCTCGCCATCTTTGCCTTTACCGTTAATAAACATGTTTTTAAAGTTGCCTAACCCTTTGGCACTGTTTAGCTTGGCGATGATCTCCTTTTCCTGATCATCGGTTAAGTTGGGGTTATTCATGTAAAGCAAAAATCCAGAGTGTGCGCCATTGAGATAATACTTACGGCGGAACAAAGTAGCATCTTCGTTTAACCACACACTGCTCAGTGATGCAAAGTATTGCGGAATGCCGTAAATCTCTTGGGTTACGTCATACTCCATCAAATGGAATACTTGCCCCTCTTTGTAATCGATTGTTTGGCTTTCTGTTTTATAAGAGTAACAATCAACTTTCTCTCGTCTGCGCATATACATGGCAGGTAGGTGTTTAAAACTAATGTCACCCAGCCCATTAACGACTCTCAAAAGATAAGCATTACCAAAAACACCAAAGTCAAATAACCAACGGTTGCAATCACGTTTACTTAACTTGCCTTTGATTAACTCAAGGGTAGCACTGACCATATTACGTTTGGCATAAATAGCGGAGGAGTGCATTGCATTGGCGCGCAGTGTTTTGGCTAATCCCTCCAATGAAACGGGAGGCTCAAAGTAACCATCTACTAATGCGCTTTCTACATAGTCCATAATATCGGACTTTAATACCGACTGTGGCTCGCCAAATTCAATCATCATTTTTGTTAATCTCCCATCGACACGGTTGGTGTGACATCTTGGTGAATATTTATCCCCTCTAAACTCAGCAACTGCATAATCGCCATTGCTAAATCTGCGTGAGAGGTATCTTTTGTTCGTTGTGCGGTAAAAGTGGGTTGGTTGCTGTTTTTAGTGACACTGCGTTTTACCATCAAAAATGCGTGTACTACGTCATCCCACGTCACATCAAATTGCAAGCGACCTGCGCCAATCACCTCACGGGCTTTGTAGGTCATGTGTGCTTTGGTATTAATACTGTATTGAATCAGCGTAACCCGTGGAAAGAACACCTCGACCAATTCAGACACGGGGCCGCCGATGCCTGAAACATCCATGGCAATTTCAGTGACATTGTATTTGTCACAGAGCGCTTTTAACTCATCGGCTTGTCCTTGGTAACTGACCCCTGATAAACGCAATTTTTCAATCAATCGGAATGCACCACCTTTTCGTTTTGGTGGCAGGGCAACCACAACGGCCGCTTCATCACCTACGCCAGATGGGTCGTATCCAATCCAAACAGGCATGCGACCAACAGGACGAGGCGAATCCATCTCGACATCTTTCCAATCGCTGGCATCGACTTTGCAATTCATTAAATCTTTTACGTTGAAAGCGGATTGCGCATCATCCAAAAATACACAGCGCAGTAAGTTATCAAACACCTCTTTAAGCGGATATTTTTTGTGTAGTCTTTTCAGATTAAAGAAAGTTGCACCGCCCTCAATCGCATCATCCACGGTGATCATTTGGCGATAGATATCATCAACGCCCAATAGCCCGTCTTTTAATGCTTCATGACTGATATCAATATTGTCGGCTTTGTTGCCTGCCCATTTGGGATACGCTTCATGGCCAATGCTTGAGGGTGTAGAAAGATAGGTAGTGCGCCATTTATCGTGAATGGAAACGCCACCGATTAAATCATCAACTTGTTTAAATCTTGGTATCCAAAAAGCTTCATCAATATACAGATGACCGTTAAAGCCTTGACCTGTGCGCGCATTGGTAGAAAGAAAGTTTAAAATTGCACCGTTGCTCAGATGGATTTCGTCTTTACCGCGCAGGTCAACATCACCAATCTCTAAGGCAAACATGCGGATGTAGTTTTTGAATATTTCAGATTGCTTTTTAGACGCAGATAAAAAGACTTGGTTATCACCCGTCAACACCGCATCTTCAAAGGCTTCAAACGCAAATAGATAGGTTAAGCCGATTTGACGCGATTTAAGATAAAAACGCATCCAGTTTAGGGCAGGGTCGTTTTTAGTTTCAATTATTTTTAATTGGTATTTGAAGAACGTTTTGTTTTTGTACTCATCAAGCATCTCTTTAGTGATGCTTGAAATATCATTTTTTACTTTATTGTTTTTACGCCCTTTGTTGGTCCCATCTTTAGCATTGCCACCATGAAACACTTTTTTCGGATTACCCATATGAAACTTCAATAGCAAATCTAACTCTTTAAGTTGCCTGTCGGTTTTCTCATCAACCCATGTTAAATAAACAATACGCTGACGGGTAACTTGCTCAGGTGGTGCATCATCACGCAGAGCTTTCCAGCCAAATTTAGCAATCCAACTTTGTACCGTGCGGTCGGTGATGCGTATCTCTTGTGCTATTTCGTTGGCGGTTCGCTGGCACAGGTATAACCCCAACGCTTTTGTTTGTTGCGTTGTGTAAAGGATGTTTGTGTTTTCGAGTGGTGGGTTTAATTCTGGCATGTCGGCAGTATGCAAGCTCAGCCAACACACCGCGCTAAGCGTTTATTTTATATTCCCCCCCTAAAACCACAGTAGATATAAACAGTGTCAAAACCTAGTTAAAGTGAAACTCAATAAAAAGCGAACCCCATTCATTAGCTAGTAGGTGTTGTATGTTCAAAACTGATTTTATTTGTATTTTAACGGCAGGGCATACGGTAGATGGGCGTGAAATTGCACAAGAAATTTTAGACCAAATTGCTGAAACCTATAACCCTGAAACCTATAACGCACGCATTAATATTGATCACAGCTCATACAGTTCAAAACTGGGTAGCGTGTTAGCGGTAAAAGTTGACGGTAATAAATTATTAGCGCAACTCAAGCCGAATGATTTTTTCTTATACCTGATTCAGCAAGGGCAGTATCTACATACCTCTTGTGAAATTGTGATGGACTTTGCCAAAACAGGTAAAGCGTATTTAACAGGGTTAGCCGTCACGGATGAGCCTGCAAGTTTAGGTACGACTGAATTACATCTTTCAAATAAACAGTCTGGTACGCAATTATTTAATACCGATGATGGCATCACGCCACCCAAACCAACCCTGTTAAATAAATTACTTAATAAAAAGGACGATGAAATGAGCGATAAAGCGACGCTTGAGATGCTGTCTCAAATGCAAAAAACCAATGCAGAGCAAACAGTGGCATTAACTGAATTAGCGTCAGGCATGACTTTATTAACTGAAAAGTTAAGCGTTAAGCCTGAAACGGAAGAAAAGCCTGACGGTGATAAAAATGAAAGCGCTGAGCTTAAAGAAGTCAAAGAACAGCTTTCTACACTCGCTAGTAAATTTGAAACACAGGGTGAAGAGTTAACTGGCTTTAAAGAAACACTTTCAAAAATGACCGATGAACAAGATCGTGATGAAGCCACTGGTGGTGACAAAGATGATGAAGAAGAGATTCTTTAAGGTTCATTAACCCATAATTTTAATTAGCTAGAGAGTAAATAAATGGAAAATTTTACCCGTAAGCAGGTCAGTGCGTTAGAACTCGCAGTGGCTAAGCAGTTTGGTGCGGAAAACGTATCTCAAACATTCAGTATTACCCCCCAAAAAGCCCAGAAAATCATTGCTGCCGCACGACTAGAAAATAGCTTTCTAGGGCGCATTAACGTCATCATGGTGAGCAATCAGCAAGGTGAAGCGTTAGCACTTGATGCAACAGGCATGATTGCAGGGACAACGGATACCAGTTCAGAAGACCGTATTCCAAAAGACCCGCATTCAAAAGGTGGCACAAGTTACCACTGTCAGCAAATCAACTTTGATACGCTGATCAAGTACGTCACGCTAGATGCATGGGCGCACAACAAAAAATTCAAAAGCTTAGTGGCAGTGCAAACCCGTAAGCAGATTTCAACTAACCAGATCCAAATTGGTTTTTACGGTAAATCACGCGCGGCAACGTCTAACCCTGTTAATAACCCGAAAGGTCAAGATATTGCCATTGGTTGGCTTGAAAAACTGCGCACTCAAAATGCAGAAAACTGGCTAGATGAAGGTGAGACTGCAGGTGAAATTCGTATTGGTGAAAAAGGTGATTATATCAACCTTGATGCTGCCGTGAATGATACCAAACAGATGATTGATCCTGTTTATGAAGATGATGGCGATTTAGTTGCCATTATTGGTAGTGAACTGTTGGCCGCTGAAAAAGCGAAATTTTATGATCTGCATGGTAATACCCCGTCGGAAAAATCTAAAATTGAAGATCGTCAAATCATTGGAACTTATGGTGGTTTACCCGCCTTTAAAATTCCACACTTTCCAAGCCGTGGCATCTTAGTGACCTCGTTTAAGAACCTGTCTATCTACATTCAAAAAGACAGTGTTCGCCGGCGCATGGAAGATAACGCAAAACGTGATCGTTATGAAACATACCAATCACAAAACATGGATTACGTTATTGAAGAACTAGGCAAAGCAGCAGCGCTTAACTTTGAAAACGTAAAACTCAGCACAGACGGTGGCACGAATTGGGCGTAACACGGTAACAAACAACCTCCTAAAGGCTTGCGCCAGCTTATTGAAAAACGAGACTTGTCTCAGCTTATCAATAACCTAAGCGCAACGCCTTTTTCATCACTTTTTATAACATCAGGAAACATCATGGCCAGTTTAGTCGCAAATAAAGAGACAAGTTACAGCAGTGTATTACCTGCCACTGATTTCTACCCTGAATTAAAAATCTCAGAGTTTCAGGCTCTATTTCATTTTTTAGAAGATGAAACAGAAGCTGGTATTTTGCACTGTGCAAGCGTCGAACGTATTGCTATTCACCGTGAATTAAAAGTATTAACCACCCAATACACCGCGCTAAGCGCCTATTCGCAAACGCTATTTGATGACAATGTTTCAGCACTCACACTCTATAAGCAAGCCGTTTTTTGTAAAACCGCTTACGCATTAATTACTAACCGTTTAGCAACCGATGCAACCAAAGAGGCAGCTGGTCGCCAAGAGGCATTAATGCAACGCGCTGATAAGCAATTAACCAACTATCGCGCTGCTATTGTTTCACTCCTGCCAGACGTTTCTGGCTATACCTTTGAGATGGTCTAATGGAATATTTACAAAGCCTCACTAAGCACCTTATCAAAAATCTTGTAAAAAAAGATGATTTAGAAGCATGGGCGGAAGGTGGGGAGTTGATAGCAAGTTCTCATCAATCAGAAGATGGTTTTGAAACGCAATATACCTGCTGTTTTGAGATGTCTAATGTAGAGATTGAGCCTAAACGCCTGTTTATGTTGGTGCTGAGTTGGTTGAACAAAGTGAACCCTGAGCGCGATAGCCAAGGGCTTGCACGACCACAGTTTTTTAATGAGCCACTCGCCAAAGGGCGTTATGACTTGGGTATTAAAATCGAGTTTAGAGAGCAGTTTGATTTTACACCTGATCCACAGGGTGATTGGGAGGTAAACGGGGTATTGATGAGTCTTAAAAGTGACTTTGATAACCTGCTTGATGTTGACCAATGCGACACCCTTAAAATTGTTGATAGCCATACCCAAGATAATAGCCTGCAAAACTGATGGAGATTAAAACGCCTGAGCAGTTAGTTGCGCTACTTGAGCAAGTGACATTAACAGGTAAAGCCAAGCAGGAATTAAATCGCGTACTTGCAAACCATACCCGTCGATTTTTTAGAGGACAGATAAGCTCACAGCGTGATGTAGAGGGTAAAGCCTATAAGCCACGCCAAAGAGAAGTAAAAAAAATAGATAAAAACGGCAAGATAACGACCAAGCTAAAAATGTTTATGGGTATCAATAAAAACCTTAAAACAGAGGTATCAGCAGATAATTTTAGTGTTGGCTTAGCTGGCGGTGTTGGACGCATTGCCATGATACATAACGAAGGTGATGCGGTTAATTACAGCGTTAGAGTTGGCGGTTTTTTTAATAAAGAGTCACGTCAATGGGAAGGGGGAGACAAACGCACGGGTACTTACCAAATGCCCAAACGGACAATGGTAGGTTGGACACCTGAATTACAGCACAAACTCACCCAAATTATCTTTCAACATATGCAACCTAAGGGCTAGCAATGCAAACATTCAACATCAAACCAAAAGTGGCAGGGGAAAAGATATTAGATCCACTCTCGTTCACGCCACTTGAAGACAAAGGGGAAGTAAAACCTCGTAGTGAGTATTGGCTTCGTCGCATTTTAGACGGTGACGTTATTGAAATTAAAACAAAAGGTAAGAAATCATGAGTATTAGCTTTAATGAAGTACCGGCTAATGTACGCGTCCCCGGTGTTTACATCGAAATTGATAATAGCCTCGCGAACAGCGCCGAAGATTTACAGCGTGTATTGATTGTTGGTGCAAAAGGCTCGGATGGTGATACCGCTGAGAATACGGTGGTGTTAACTGTTAACCCTGATGCTGCTGCTAAACGTTTCGGCATTGATAGCCAGATTCACAAAATGGTCACTGCTTTTTATGAGCAAAATATTTCATTACCCATTTACGCAGTATCGGTATTGACCAACGATGTGGCCACTGCATTGGCATCAACAGGGGCAGACCAATATCATCATATTGTTTGTGCGTTTAACGATGAAACCAATGTACGTGCATTGGGTGATTTTTTACAAGCGCGTTACCACGCACTGCAACAAATTCCCGGCTTGGCTTATATCGCTAAAAAAGCGACCCATTCCGCATTGGTTGCCTATGGTGAGCTGTTTAATAACCCGTTTATCAGTGTGATGTCTGTAAATGGTTTAGGTGATGCTGCAAACAATGATTTAACCGAAGCGCAATTAGCGAGCGCATGGGCTGGGCAAATTGCAGGCAGTTTAGCCATTGACCCTTGTCGTCCCTTGAAAACCTTGCCGTTGAATAAGGTTTACAGCAAAGCCCCGATTGATTGGGATTATTCAGAGCGTAATTTACTGCTCTATTCAGGCATTGGCACATACAACACCAACAACGCCAAACAGGTGTTTATCGAAAGACCAATCACCACTTACAAAGAAAATGCAGCAGGCACAGCAGATGACAGTTATTTAGATATTACCGTCCCTGCCACGGCCATGTATTTTCGTCAAAAACAGCGATCACGTATTTTAAGCAAATACCCACGTTCAAAACTGGCAAAAGACGGCACCAAGTTTGCGCCTGGTCAAGCCGTGGTGACACCTGCAATTATCAAAGGTGAACTGTTGGCGCTATATCGAGAACTTGAACTTAAAGCGATTGTGCAAGATTTTGACGGTTACAAAGATAGCCTGATTGTTGAATTGGATGCTGATAACAAATCACGTATCAATATTTTAGACAGTCCGCAGTTTGTCAATGGCATGTTGATTTACGCGGGCAAAGTGCAGTTTCGTAAATAATTAAATTGGGTGGTTTTGCCACTCCATTATTCATTTAAAAAATAAGGAATATCGCATGGGAGTAATAACATCACGCTGTTTTATCGATGCAGGGAACCTTGGTCGATTACCCGGTAAAGAGGGGGCAACCCTTGGTTTTGGTAACCTCAAAAAAGAGGCTGTCATGGGTGATGAAGGTGTATTAGGTCACACTGAAATCTTTGAAGGTGCACCGTTTATCAAAGTCACCTTGGTTGATTCAGTAGCAAGTGATAAAGCTAAGTTGATTAAATTCGTTAGCCAAAACGTACTGTTAACCACCAATAACGGCCAACAATTCACACTCACCGATGCGTGGGTAGGAAATGTATTAGAGTTAAACGTCAAAGAAGGCACGATGGATGTTGAATTCTTTGGTACTGAGTTAATTCCGCAATAGGGGGAAAGCATGAGCCTTGCATTAAAACATAAACGTAAAATAATCGCACAACGTGAGCAACAAGCTAAGCAAGATAAAGCATCAGAAGTGGGCATTCAAATTGTAAGCCTACTATCTGGCAAAAGCTTATCAACGGAGCCCGTACCCACTGAACTGCAAAAACTTGAAAAACAGTTTAATGGTGATCTGGAAACACTGGGTATTTTAAAAGGCGATCAGCAACGTGACCCTTTGAAAAAAGATCTCATTGAAAAATATCGCCCACTGTGTGAATGGTACATGGCGAGTTTTCAAGACTGGGGGCATCTGCAAAGCCTTGCATGGTGGCTTGTTTGGCGTGTTGATACAGAAGCCTTTTGTGATGTCGAGCCCATGCTTTACAAGGGAGTGCAACGTGGTTTAACCGCGCCGACTAAGTTCCAAAGTGATTGGCAATCTTGGTACTGCGATCAAGTAAAAAACTATTATGCAGATATGCTAAAAGAAGAAAAAACACCACTGCCCATGATGATAAGCAAAGTGATTACCGATATTGTCAATGGTGATTTAGTGTTGCACGCACCCCTGAAAGCGAAACTGTTTGCCCTGTATGGCAAAGTGGCACTGTTGGGTGATGATCATAAAACGGCCGTTAAAGCCTTTGATAAAGCACTGGGTTTTGATGAGAAAGCAGGTGTCAAAAAACTACGTGAAAAAAGTGTAGCCATTTTAGAAGAGCAAAAAAATGAGCAGGGAGAAGATAATGGTGAATAAAATAACCAAAAAAGTGGAACTGATTAAACCGATTGACGTTGAAGAGGGCGAGCCAATCAAGAGTGTAGAGCTACGTGAACCACGTGCTGGTGAAATGCGTGGTTTATCGTTTACCAACATCATGCAGTTAGATGTTGATACCATGACCGTGTTAATCCCACGTATCAGTGACTTAACAGAGCGCCAAATGCTCAACCTCAGCCCTGTAAACATGACCCCTTTATTTACAGGTGTAGTCGGTTTTTTCGTGCATATCGACTCCCCGAGCGAATAGAGTCGATTTATGCTGATTTAGCGATCATCTTTCACTGGCAACCCAGCGAGATAGACAGATTAAGTTTAAGTGATTTGTTGTTATTTCGAGAAGAAGCTGAAAAACGCAGTAAAACAGAAGAATAATAAAAGGGGCTAATTAGCCTCTTTTTTTTGCTCATATTCTTGAACCAACCGCTCAGTATCAAGGCGCTCTAATCGCTGTTCCTGCGTTTCTGGTCGCTCCTTGCTGATGTAGTCAAGCCCATAAAGAAGTGCAATAACTACAGCAAAAGCAGGAAATGCAAAAGCAAGAATGATCATCAAACCAATAAAAACAGCATTAAAAAGCAGATGAAATAAACCCATGAAACACCTCGTTAATGACCAGAGCAATTAATAGTATAAAACAGAACATCGTAAAAAGGACAGCAACATGAAAATGAAACTTTCAGTCGTGTTGGGCATGATAGACAAAATCAGCGCGCCCACCAAAGGCATCGTGAGCCAGTTCGACCGATACAACAAGCAAATCAAAGCTGTAAAATCAAAACTAAAAGACAGCTCCGATGCAATGGCGATGATAAGCCAACAGAAAAAAATGCAAAAAAATCTCACGCTGACCAATGCCAAGTACAGCGCGACACAAGAAAAGTTAGATAAGATACGTGCCAAAATAAAAAAAGCAGGGGCGCCGACCGCTGCCTTAACGCTTGCATTTAAACAGCAACAGCTTTCCCTGCAAAAATTACAACAAGAGCAATCAGGCTATCGTGATGAATTGGGTAAAAATGGTCGCGCTCTAAAAAAAGCAGGGATTAACACCAAAAAATTAGGGTCTGAAAATGTCAGGCTTAGCCGTGAACATGACAAAAATGGTGCCTCTCTGGTAAAAATGACCAAACGTTATTCACGTTTACAAAAAGTATTAGGACCGCTTAATAAACTACACCGCTCTATTCGGATGCCAACCTTTGGACAAATGAAAGGCGCAGGCATGGGATTGTTAGGTATTGGTGCAACGGTTGGTGGTTTCATGAGTATTATTAACCGCACTGCAGGCGAGATGGATAAACTGGGTAAAACCGCTGCTAACCTAAAAATGCCTGTTGCCGACTTGCAAGCGATGCAAAGCCAAGCCGAACATGCAGGGGTGAGCGCTGAAACCATGAGTGGCTCACTGATACGTTTCACTAAACGCTTAGGTGTATTGCAAACAACAGGCTCAGGGGCATTGGGTTCATTTTTAAAACAGGGTAAAAACCCCGTTTTTAGAGAGTTAAAAAAAGCCAAAACAACCGAAGAAGCTTATCGGCACCTGCTCGACTCATTCTCCAAGCTGACCTCTCAGCAGGAGAAAATGGCCTTTGCTGATGCTGCCTTTGGTGATAGCGGTCGCAGAATGTTAATTATGCTCGAAGAGGGCACCGCGGGGCTCGACAATGCTAAGAAAGAGCTAAAAGAGATGGGGGCTATCACCCCAGAAGAAGATATTAAGCAAGCTGAAGCGTATAACGATGCGATGCAACGTATCGGTGAAGTGTTCAAAGGGTTGCAGTTTCAGGCATTAACCCCTGTGATGAAAGAGTTAACGGGTTTAATGGGCAGTTTCACCGATAAAATGAAAAATGCCGACTACAAAGAGGCCATATTAGAAAAAGTAAAAGAGGTGATAAAAGGAATATTTACAGGCATAAAATACCTTGGCAAAGCCCTCTATTTTGTATCGCAGAACCTGCCTGAACTACTCGCAGGGTTAGCGCTATTTAAAATTGCATTGATAGCAATAAATGCGTTATTAGTGATGAACCCAATCGGTTTGATTATTGCGGGCATTGCTGCCTTAACGGTTGGCATTGTTTACCTGCTTGCTAAAACAGGATTTTTAATGCCTGTATTAGAAGGTTTGTGGGAACTGTTTAAACGGATAGGGGCTATTGTGGGTGCGGTAGCGAGTGCCATCGCCTCCTTTTTTATCATGATAGGGAAAAGCATTTTAAGTCTAATGGATTTGATCCCCGATGCACTGTTACCAGACAGTTGGATTGATGGCATTAAGTCAGCTCAAAGTGGTTTAGATGAGTTAGGTGATTCAGTCGCCAATTTTGGTGACAAAAGTGCTAACTATGCTGTGAATGGTGAGTTTAAAGAGACGCATCTAAAAGCAGAGATAGTCAGACGTAAAATAGAGGATGCACAGCCAGCACCACAAACCTACCATGGTCGCGGTAAATCGTTAGCTTCAACACAAACAATGGGCTACGGAGGATACGGCGGTATGTTGCGAAACCAAGCAACTCAAAGTAAATCACTCGTTGAAGTACGCATTAAATCGGATAAACCTGTTGAGATAGCCAATGTGCAATCAGATAAACACACGGATATGATGATTGATACGGGTGATTTATTGGGTGATGGGTTTTAGATGAAGGGGCTGATTAGCCCCTTTATTTTTATTTAACGCGGAAATCTATTCTAAAAAGTATGGATGTTCTGTCTTTTTTTCTTGATCAAATCATCACCGAATTAGACGCTAGCCCATCCAATAAACGTTATTTAATCTCAGTTGACCACAATGGTCATGTTCTAGACAAGCAAGGTATAAGCGGTAAATCATTAGTAGATGCACAAGCCGCAAGATATTTACGCAGAGATGTTGCCCAAATGGCAAAACGAATGAGTGAACTCACCAGAAGAGTCGGCATATTAAGTGGTGATATGGGTTTAAATGAGATGAAAACAGGTATTCATTAAAATAACGGTGGACACAATGTGGTCACACTACAAAATACACCTAACAAATAAAGCATAAATCGAAGACATAAAAAAAGCCCTCAAGCCAGTTGGTAACAGGCTTGAGGGCTTTAGTCGGTTCTTAATGCTTTAGAACCTGTAGGTGGTGGAGATGGGGGGAGTCGAACCCCCGTCCGAAAAACCTACATCCTCGGTACTACATGCTTAGTCAGTCTTTTGGTTAACTCGTTGATCTCCGACAGACAGGATACCAAAAAGCGAGTCCGATACTATTTCGCGGTTCACCCTCGAACAAGGTTCCCTCGCTATCCAATGTAAATGACCTTCCGAATCCCTGCCCATGGGAAAAGCGTGGGTGGAAGGCTAGCTAGCCTAAGCTGCTAGAGAGTAGTTAGAGTCGTTTGCAACTATAACGTTGACGGCTTTTTACGAGGCCAGCCGTCACCTCGGCATGCACCTTGGGTTTCAAGAATCTCGTCGAGTCCTAAATCATCCCCACAGGTTATAACATTAGACACTTAGTATGACAGCGTCTAACGAAATAAGTTTAACAAAACATTGACCAACAAGATAGCGCTACCTTGCATCTTGTTGCTCAACTGCTTATTTATCGAACACTGTGTTTCATCATGCGCTCTTTTTGAACTTTCCATTCTCGGTCTTTTGCATCGGAACGTTTGTCGTGATCTTGTTTACCTTTTGCCAGTGCAAAGGAAATTTTAACCCACGCTTTTTTCCAATATAAAGAGATTGGGATAATTGAATAACCTTGACGCTCAACTTTACCCACGAGGTTATCGAGTTCACGGCGTTTCAATAGTAGTTTACGGTAACGGAGCGGATCACAAATTACATGTGATGACGCTGCAATTAAAGGAGGGAAAGTTGCGTTTAATAACCACGCTTCTCCATTTTTCAGGAAAATGTAGCTATCAGCGATATTTGCTTTACCCGCGCGTAACGATTTCACTTCCCAGCCTTGTAGTTCAAGACCCGCTTCAAAGCGATCTTCTAGGTGGTACTCGTGACTGGCACGTTTATTTCGTGCAATCGTATTTTCGTTGTTTTTAGTTTTTGATTTTTTCTTAGCCATAACCCTTATTGTAACCTTAAATAAATCAACATTGCTATTGAATTATTGGTTGATAGTGTAAACTATGCGTTTTTTATTTAAGAGTATGATAATGGCTGAAGTATCACGTAGTGCATTGCTCATGTATAGCGCAGATGAGATGTATAAACTGGTCAATGATGTAACTGCTTACCCTCATTTTTTGCCTGGTTGTGTGGATGCAAAAGTGTTAACACATGTTGATGATGTAATGAATGCATCGGTGACAGTTGCAAAAGCGGGTATTAAACAGGTGTTTACCACTGAAAATCGATTATCTGATGGGCGCTCTATTGAGATGAACCTGATTGATGGCCCTTTTAAACATCTCAGTGGCGGTTGGATTTTTATGCCCTTGGACAAACAAGCGTGTAAAGTGAGTTTAGATTTGAAATTTGAGTTTAGCAGTAAACTGGTTGAGTTGGCTTTTGGACGTATTTTTAATGAACTGGTAGGTTCAATGGTGAAGTCGTTTGCTGAGCGCGCTAAAGTTGTTTACGGAGTGAGGTAAGTTATGAGTGAGATGATTGAAATTGAAGTGGTGTATGGTTTGCCACATAAACAAGTTTTATTATCGTTACCCGTGCCAACGGGAAGTTGCATTGAAGAGTGTATTAAACTTTCTGGTATTGTGACTCATTTCCCTGAAATTATACCCAGTGAAGCAACAGTAGGTATATTTAGTCGGCCCGAGAAATTAGCATCTATTATCAAAGTGGGAGACCGCATTGAAATTTATCGACCATTAATTGCTGATCCAAAAGAAATGCGCAAGTTACGTGCTGCTAAAATGGCAAAAAAATGATTTGTTTTCCATTCACTATTTATAAAATCCGGTGTTCTTGTCGTTAAAATCACATATCCACGATAAATATCAAAATTTCATATTAAAATTGTTCGCTGTGAACTTGCCATATGTCCCCTACTAAAATTGTGCCTTTTGATGTCTGTAAGTTGTTGTTTTTAAGTTGTTTATCTGTTTTTTATTGGCTTTTAAAATACACTTGAAAATACCTTTGTTATGCTGTATTTTAGAACTTGCATTGTTAAATCTAGTACTTTTTTTAGATTGCATTTCCTCTGTGCATTGTCATATTAACCAATTGAAAATTATGTGTTTTTTTATTTTTTCGTTTTATTGAACCTAAAGATAACAGACAACATAAAAAGGACTGAAATCATGAGCGATAATATTAATAACAGTAAAGATCTATTAAATGAGCCACAACAAGACTCTGATATAGTAAAAAACTTAGATAATATTATTGATCCGATTGAGGTCGATGAGCAGGTGCTTGCTGAAATTGAAGCGATTCAAGCCGCTATTGAAGAAAATGAAGCGCCAATTGATGAGGTTGAAACCGCTGCTGGTGAAGAAGGTGATGGTGGTAGTTCATCTGCTGTTAACTTCACGCGTGATGGTGTTGAAACGCTCGTTAGTTCCGATTTTAAAACCGCAAGTTTTGCTTTTGATTCATCTTCTCCTGAATTTACCGATGCTAACAATTTACTTGTAAGTGAAACCGTGGATGTTACGGTCAATAATAATACGAATAAAGTGCCTACATTAAAAGTAGATAATGGTGCACTTGATGAAGACAGTGGCAGTGTGACGGTTAAATTTGATGCACAAGACAGTGATGGTACGATTATTTCAACAACTGCCACCGTCCTCGCCGATCAAGGCACGGTTATCGTTAATGACGATGGTACTTATACCTTTACCCCAGCAGAAAATTTCAATGGTGATGCTATTATCACTTTAGTGACCACGGATAATGATGGTGCAACGGCAACAACCACTTCCAAAGTAGTAGTGGGTGATGTTAATGATGGTCCAACCATTGTGGCCGACAATGGCACGATGTTAGAAGATGGTGCGCCAATCACAGTGAGTTTTACTGCGAAAGATGTTGATGGCACGATTGAATCAACCACCGCAACCGTACCTGCAGTTCAAGGTGAAGTGGTTGTTAATAACGACGGTACTTATACCTTTACCCCAGCAGAAAATTTCAATGGTGATGCAATTATCACTTTAGTGACCACGGATAATGACGGTGCAACTGCAACGATCACTTCAAAAGTTACCGTGGGAGATGTTAATGATGGGCCAACCATTGTGGCCGACAATGGCACAATGTTAGAAGATGGTGCGCCAATCACAGTGAGTTTTACTGCGAAAGATGTTGATGGCACGATTGAATCAACCACCGCAACCGTACCTGTAGTTCAAGGTGAAGTGGTTGTTAATAACGACGGTACTTATACCTTTACCCCAGCAGAAAATTTCAATGGTGATGCAATCATCACCTTAGTGACTACGGATGATGATGGTGCAACGGCAACGGCAACGTCTAAGGTATCCGTGGACGCTGTCACGGATGTGATGAGTGATGCCAGTGAGAGCATTACCGTGACGGAAGACATCGCAAAATCAGGCAATGTAATGAGTGTCACGGATGCTGACAGCGCAGAGCACTCGGTCACAACCTTTACAGTCGCCGGTGATACATCAGGTGGCGATAATGGAGATGGCGTTTATACGGCAGGCCAAACGGCAACGATTGTGGGTGTGGGTACATTTACCATTGCGAGCAACGGTGATTACACGTTTGATCCAGAAGATAACTACATCGGCGCTATTCCGGCTATCACGTACAACATGGTTGATGATAACGATGCATCTGATACAGATTCCTCGGTGCTTACACTGACGATGGACGCTATCACCGATGCTATCAGTGATGATAATGAAACACCGACGATCAACGAAGGTGAAGTGGCAACGGGTAATGTACTTGATAACACAAGCAATGTTGACGGCAGCAGCTCGGTTACCGAGTTTACTGTTGACAATCAAACGGTGAATGCCGGCGAGACAGTGACCATTGCGAATGTGGGTACACTAAGTATTGCCGTGAACGGTGCTTACACCTTTACGCCACTTGAAAACTACAACGGCAACATGCCACAGGCAAGCTACACGGTTCAAAATGACACGGATACAGCCGACACGGACAGCTCTA